ACGACACGACCACCGGGCGGGCCAATGTGATCCTGCTCGATGCGTTCAAGGACCGGATGGAGTTCCCGGAGTTGAAGCAGGTGGCGTTCAAGAAGTTCAAGGAGTGGGAGGCGAAGCAGGTCCCGATGACGCTGATCGTGGAGAAGAAAGCCTCCGGTGCCCCCCTGATATATGAGCTGCGGCAGATGGGGCTAGTGGTTGGGGAGTACACCCCGAGCCGGGGGCAGGATAAGATCGCTCGCCTAAACAGCGTGTCAGATATGTTTAGCTCTGGTATGGTGTGGGCACCGCGTACGCGGTGGGCGGAGGATGTCATCGATGAAGTGGCTAGTTTTCCTGCGGGTCGGCATGATGACTACGTGGACTCGGTGACTCTGGCGCTGATGCGCGTGCGACAAGGCGGGTTCATGCGGTTACCGTCCGATGAGCCTGATGAGATCAAGACGTTCAAAAGCCGCAGGCGGGCTGGATACTACTAAGGAAAAAATATGGCAACTAATATAGACAAAGCACTCTACGAAGCCCCTATGGGACTTGCCATGCTCGCAGAGCCCGAGATTGAGATTGAGATCGAGGTTGACATTGGGGAACCGGAAGAGCTGACCGAAGAGGAAGAGGCCAAGTTCGAGGGAAACATTGCTGAGGACATGGACGGTAACCAGCTGCAAGAGCTGGCCTCAGAGCTTGACGCGCTGTTCGACGCTGATGTCCACAGCCGCAAGGATTGGCTCGACACGTACGTCAAAGGCTTGAAGCTTTTGGGGATCAAGATTGAAGAGCGCACGGAACCGTGGGCCGGAGCTTGCGGGGTGTTTCACCCGATGTTGATGGAGAGCGCGGTCAAGTTTCAGTCCGAGACCATCATGGAGACGTTCCCAGCCGCGGGGCCGGTGAAGACTGTAATCATCGGCAAGGACACAAAAGAGAAAGAAGATGCGGCGGTACGAGTTAAGGAGGACATGAACTACCAGCTGACCGAAGTGATGCAGGAGTTCCGGCCCGAGCACGAGCGGGCGCTGTTTGCGTTGGCGCTGGCAGGTAACTCATTCAAGAAGGTGTATTTTGACCCTTCGCTTAATCGCCCCGCGTCGATGTATGTGCCGACGGAAGACATTGTGGTGCCGTACGGAGCCACTACACTGGAGAGTGCGGAGCGTGTTTCACATCGGATGCGCAAGACTAAGAACGACCTGCGGAAGCTGCAGGTAGCAGGGTTCTATTGCGATATCGATCTGGGTGACCCCGTGCGCACGCTGGACGACGTGGAGAAACAGAAAGCGCAGGAGCAGGGCTTCAGCGCCACCACGGACAGCCGGTATCAGATCGTTGAGATGCACTTGGACTACGACCTGCGAGATGCGGGTTATACCGACACATTCACCGAAGACAATGGCATCGCCGTCCCCTACGTTGTTACCTACGAGAAGGGCACCAGCACTATCCTCGCAGTCCGCCGTAATTGGAACCCGGACGACGACACCAAGAAGCGCCGCCAACACTTTGTACACTACGGGTACATCCCGGGCTTCGGGTTCTATTGCTTCGGCCTTATCCACCTGATCGGTGGCCATGCGCATGCTGCCACCTCGCTGCTGCGGCAATTGGTCGATGCGGGCACTCTGTCTAACCTCCCGGGTGGGTTTAAGTCCCGCGGGCTGCGTGTAAAGGGTGACGACACACCGATCGCTCCGGGTGAGTTCCGAGACGTTGACGTACCCAGCGGTACGATTCGTGACAACTTGCTGCCGCTGCCATACAAGGAGCCGAGTCAAACCCTCGTGCTGTTGATGGACAAGATCGTGGCGGATGCCCAACGCTTTGCGGCTACCGCTGATATGAAGGTCTCCGATATGTCCGCCAACTCACCGGTGGGCACTACTTTGGCGATTTTGGAGCGGATGCTGAAGATAATGAGCGCCGTGCAGGCCCGGGTTCATTACGCCATGAAACAGGAGTTCAAGCTCCTGCGGGACATCATCAGGGACAACACGCCGGAAGAATACAGCTACGAGCCGGAGATTGGCTCCAGTAAGGCGAAGCAGTCGGACTATGACATGGTGGACGTAATCCCCGTGTCCGACCCGAACGCCGCGACAATGAGCCAGAAGGTTGTGCAGTATCAGGCCGTCATGCAGATGGCTGCACAGGCCCCGCTGATTTACGACCAGAAAGTGTTGCACCGGCAGATGCTTGAGGTACTGGGGGTGAAGAACGCAGCTAAACTCGTGCCGATAGACGACGACATGAAGCCAGTTGATCCGGTCTCCGAGAACATGGCCATCCTGACAGCCAAGCCGGTCAAGGCGTTTATGTATCAGGACCACGAGGCGCACATCGCCGTGCACATGGCCGCGATTCAGGACCCGAAGATTGCCGCCATGATGGGGCAGAATCCGATGGCACAAACCATCATGGCCGCAGCCGCGGCGCACATCTCTGAGCACGTCGCCTTCCAGTACCGTCGAGAGATCGAGAAGCAGCTCGGCAGTTCCCTGCCGCATCCCGAGGAGGAGCTGCCGGAGGAGTTGGAGGTACGCCTGTCGCAACTGACGGCGCAAGCCGCAGGTCGCCTGCTCCAGAAAGACCAGCAAGAAGCCGCGGCGCAGCAGGCCGCGCAACAAGCCCAAGACCCAGTTATCCAGATGCAGCAGAAGGAGCTGGCGATCAAAGAGCAGGAGGTGCAGATCAAGCGGGAGAAAGCACAATTCGACATGAAGCTGCGAGAGAAGGATTTGAATCTAAAAGGAACGAAGATAGCCGCCGACGCGGCCTCCAAAGCCGACGAGCTCGAGCTGCGCGGGAAAGAAATCCTCGTGAAAGCCGCTGCCGAAGCCGACAAGGGGCAGCGGGAAGAGTTGTTGGTAGCCGCCAAGCTCGGGGCGGGCTCGTTTAAATAAGGAGAGCTACAAATGGACGGACTCACGCTGTTGTTGACCAAGAACGACGACGAGCGCAAAGGCAAGGTCGAGTTCCTGTTGGCGGGTAGCGCCAAGGACTATGCAGAGTACAAACACATCTGTGGGGTTATTCGAGGTCTGAATCTCGCAGATGCACACATCCAAGACCTCGCAGAAAGGATGCAGAAACAAAATGACGATGACGGCGCTTGAAGAGAAATGGGAGGCCGAGACCGATGACGCCGCCCGCAAGGCCAAGCAGCTGCCGGACCCGACTGGGTATCACATGTTATGTGCTATCCCGGATATCGAGCAGAAGTACGACAGCGGGATTCTCAAAGCGGACGTTACGCAGAAGCATGAAGAAATCCTGACTACCGTGCTGTTTGTGGTCAAGCTGGGTCCTGACGCGTATCAGGACAAGACAAAGTTCCCCGCTGGCCCGTGGTGCAAAGAAGGTGACTTTGTGGTTGTCCGGGCAAATACCGGCACCCGCTTGGACATCCACGGCAAAGAGTTCCGCATCATCAACGACGACTCTGTCGAGGCCGTAGTTCAGGACCCTCGCGGAATTCGCAGAAAATAAGGAGTAACACATGCCCGAAGCCGCGTTCAAGTTTCCCGATGAAGTTGATATCAAGCCGGATGGGATAGACCCGGAAGCTATCGAGATTGAAGTTGTTGACGACACGCCCCCGGCGGATAAGAATCGTGAGCCTCTGCCCAAGGAGCTCGTCAAGGAGCTGGAGGACGATGACCTCGAAGAGTATTCTGACAAAGTCAAGAAACGCCTATCCCAGATGAAGAAGGTCTGGCACGACGAACGCCGGGAGAAGGAATCGGCCCGCCGTGAAGCAGACGAGGCGTTTCGGCTGGCTGAGCATAGGAACGTCGAGATTCAGCAGCTGCGTCAGAGGGTTGGTGACGACGAAAAGGTGTTCAGTACAGAGATGACCAAGGCGGTCACCGCCGAAGTTACGTCCGCCAAACAAAGCTTGACGCAGGCATACGAAGAGGGGGACCCGGCTAGGATCACCGACGCCCAAGAGGCCCTGACGGACGCCAAAATTAAGCTAAAAGAGTTGGAATACCGCAGACCCGCTTTACAATCCGAATCGGAGGGTGTAGAACGGCAACAACGGGTACAAGAACCTCAACCTGTGGTGGACCCAAAAGCTTCGGCTTGGAAGGACAACAACACATGGTTCGGGGTTGATGAGGAAATGACTAGCCTCGCGCTTGGCCTGCACCAGAAACTAGTCCGGCAAGGTGTCGATCCGCGATCAGACGACTACTA